AATCAAGGTGTTCCCTTTCTTTTGATAGTAACAACATCTCCCCAAGTGAGTTCTCTAATGCTTCTTTGTACTTAACAGAGTTTCTTGATGTAACATCAACCTCAATAAAATTGTCTATTTTTTGTGGCTCTAATATTTTAGTGTGAAAATATCTTCCTTCCAACATTGGCTTGGTCATCTCCTGATTAACTCTAAACTGCGTTGGATTTTTTAACAGCTTTCCTATGTCGGAATTCGATAAGTACTGCTTACCGAACTCCCCATAGTATTTAGAGTCATCTTCAAGGTGTTTTAAGATCTCTGATTTATCCATTTTTTATAGCTTTAGCAAGTTCCTTTTTTACAACAGCTTTCATGTTGTACTTAGTTTCTAATCTTTTAGCAATCTCCTCAAGACCTAAAGATTTATTTTTAGCAACAAAAGAAAGAACCTTTACCCAGTTTGTATCTCCAATATCTAAGGTAATAAGAGTTTTAACTTTCTCTGCTTTAGGAGGTGTTGCAGTCACGTTTGTAGTCTCTACTAAATCCTCTCCAGCATACAAGCTTAATCCAAGTCCATGCATTGCAATAGCTTTTGCAGTTGCTCTTTGGATTGCTGTGTTTACATCCATGGATGTGATTTTATCTACAGTAATTGATTTCTGTCTGAAATCTTTAATTGGAAGATAATCAATATGCTCAATATTGTTTACTATAATACCAACCTTTACATAACCAGTTACACCATCAGTGAACCAGTTTAGTCCAGTCTCAGGAGATTCGTAAACATTTCTTTGTGCATCTGAATGCTCTAATTTTAGGTATGCCCATGCATTAGCCCATGATAGGTAATCGAGATTACCTTTTTTCTCAATTTTGCTTTTTACGTTTATCGCAACCAGCTTTTCAAAATAACTTTTTTCTACGCTCATTTTATTTGATTTTAATTAATGTTTATTTATTTTTGGTAAACTCATGTCTGTACTGAATTTGAAATACTTTACTGAAGGATTTCCATCTGAATAGTAATTCCAAGCCTTAATTGACATTCCAAGAACCCAATAAAAATTCAGTGGCTCTTTGTTTATTTTAGCATTATGTAACTTAGTATTTAAATAACATGTAGCTGTATCTTGTTGTTTAGATAAACCATAAATTTGTTTAATATAGTCGTAAACATCATTGCTTGGCGTTTTTCCACCTATCATATAAGATATCAAACAAAGACTTGAAACTCCTATAGTTTTAAATTTTGACTTGTTATAAATGGATGTAACTTTATTTATTAAAGTCCCTAACCAATCATAATTATGCATACAGTAATCTAAGGTTTGTTGATTCGTGAATGTCTCAGACCTATTGTAACTCCCTAAATTTGCAACCTTAGAGCCTTTTTTAGAATACTTTTCTATTAATCTTATAACAGCAGATAATGTGTGAGTATTTGTAAATCCATTTAAGCTTAACACATCAGCTGCACTTCTGTTTTTTCCAGTGTCATATGTAGCCATAGAATTAGAATTAACACCTCTTACAACTGGTATAAAATACGATTTACCTGACTGAACAATAGCCATTAATCTATGCTGACCATCTGTAAGGGTATTGTTTTGGTCAAAAACAATACTCTCTCCATTTTCTAAAAATAACCCTTCACGCATCTGATTAACTAAGAAAGTTAAATTCCTTACAGATTCTTTTCGGTTTTTTTTGTTAAAATTTAAATAGTTTCTCGCTATTTCAGGAGTAATGTGAACTAATTCTACGGATAAATTAGTTGTTTCTTTAGTTACGTTTTTGTAACTGGTTTCATTGAAAACTTCTACTTGCATTTGATTTGATTTTAATTAATAATTGATTTTAACTTCAACTGAAGCTCTGCGTATTTGTGCAAAGCTCGTTCTCTTTTATTTTTTAAATTCTGAATGTGCTTGTCGTTTTTACGAGTATTCACTTCATTCTTGATTTTGTTTTCTATAAGCTCCAGCTTATGTAGGCAATTTGATATGCCTAATTTTACACAGCCTACTTTCCATCCACCTTCTTGGAAGTAAGAATACTCTATTTTATCACACTCGCTGTAATAAGAGCCTCCTTTAGCAGTGTTCATTATCTCAATGTGATTGGCAAACTTTTGAATCTTTACACCCATCTTGATTACATTAAAACCTACTGGCTGTTCATTCACAACTGGCTCAGGCTGGTTCATTGCTTGGTGTAATATTTCTTTTAATGTGTACATACTACTTGTGTAAGATTTCAGTGATAAGATTTTTGAAGTCTGAGTCTCCATCTATTAACTCTTTAGCTTTCTTATAGCTGTAGATAATATTAGAGTGCGTCACTGCATGACCATTCTCTTCCATGAATCTTTTTATGTAAGAGACTCTAATTGGTCTCTCCATGCACAGATAATAAAGCATCTGCCTTGCATCTACAATATCTCTTCTTCTATTCTTTGCAAACATCTCGTCTAAAGTGATGTGAAACTTTTTAGCTATCGCTGTAGCGTAAACATCAAATATATCTCTCTTCATTTATTTGGTTTTTAACTTGATTAATTCAAACTGCAAATGATCTATTGCTTTTTGAATATCTTCATTAGGACTTTCGTGTTTACTGTATGCTCTAAGTATGTAAGTACACGCAGTTCCTAAATTGTAGTTTAGGTTAAAATTTGTCACTACCTCGATGGCAGTGTAGTTGTTGTCTCCATCATAGTAAGATGGTGTGTCAACGGAAATAGTTGTCGTATCGTCTGTACTTGTTTCAGTCCAGTGTTTTCTTAGTGCCATTTGTTATAGTTTTGTACCACAAAAACCCCCATGCGTAAACATGGAGGCGATTGCTTGAATCAACTACAATTCAATTTCTTTAGATACCCAAAGGAATTTCTTCCTCTTCTACCTCTGTAAATTCTGTGTACTCAATTTCTTCTTTTACTGTTTGTGGCTTATCCTTATTGGGATTAAAGGATAGGAAAAGTTCTCTTAATTGCTCCATAACTTGATTAGATTTTAATTATACTTGGTTTGTAAAGGTACTATAAATATGTTATAACTCCACTATGTTTTTGGAAAAAGATATGACACCATACCCAAAAAGATATGATGCCGTACCCAAAAATGCTTGTTATGAATTAACAGCTGAATTGCTTTTCAACACGAAGTTTATAAATTCTTCCACGTGTGTTTTGTGTGCATAATCATGCTCTTTCATAGCTTGCTCTAACTCCTCTCTATTGGTATCGCCTTGAAAGTTATAGTACAGATTTTCCATCCAATAACCAACGTCATCAGCGTATCGGAATTCGTGGCTTGTCATCTCTTTGTGGTCTGTAATTCCTAAGTTATTGAACTCAACATATCCAGCAAAATCCATTCCTCCCTCTTCATATTCCATATTAGCAGTTAAGCCGTAATGAATGCAAATCTTCTCAACTAAGTTTACCGGAGGACTCCAAGCACTGTCTCCGGCAATTGTAAAGTCCTCTGAGCCTTCTTCGTGGTCTTCTAAATCAAAATCCCACCACTTTGTTCCGTAGGTGTAGTACGCATCCTCATGCCTCTTCTCAAACACTTCTGTAGTGTCTCCAATTTTACCAATATCCAAAACAAAATCTCCGAACTCTGTGAAGTATTTTGCCTTGCCATAGGATTGAAACTTTTCTTGTAATTTTTTTAACTGTGTAGTGTCTCCATTGAACACTACGTGATTCCAACAATTGTTTGCCATTTTATTTAATTTTTATGTAATTGATTAATATTTCCCAGTGTTTAGATAATATCGTTTGAACTCCTTCGCTCGGCTCAATGTAACTATTTATAATTTTTATTATTTCTTCTTTATTTGAATCAATTGCTAAAGGATATGTAAATGAGTGCCTTGGTACTGCTACAACAGTATTGTCTTTTACTATGATAGTACCATTGTCTTCCCATTCGTCTCCTCGCCAATCTATCTGACCATTTAACTTAACGCCCCATACCTTAAACACATACTTAATAATGTATTCAAGCCACTCTGTGTAGTTGTAGAACTTTTCGCCACCATCCCATTCTAAGTAGTAGTTTGCTTGGCGGTCATTTTTAGTTATCTCCCAACCCAACCATATTGATGGTTTTCCATTTGGCTTATAGCCATCCTCGTGTCGCTCTTGTTTAAAGTTTTTGTATGCCTAAAGCATATCCTTTGT